GCTATGGCTCTTTTAGGTGATTGGGAACATTGGACAGAGGTACGTAACCATGCACTCATTAAGCCACACGTAGACAAATGGCAAGCTGAACTAGAAGTTAAATTGCGTAGTGAGGCTATTCAGCAAATGAAGCAACATGCTAAACAACCCGGAGGCACTGCTGCTGCTAAATGGTTGGCTGATAAGGGATATGCTCAGGAAGGCACTAAAAAGGCCGTAGGAAGGCCTAAAAAAGAAGAGGACATACCTACCCCTAATCTTGGTCGTATTGCAGGGGATATGGCTCGTTTAGGCATAATTGCCGGAGGAAAACGATGAGTTTAAATGTACAAAGTAAATTTAATGCTTTACGAACACTAGGTTACACAGGCACGCAAGAGGATATGGAACTATCCTTTTATCGTGCTAATGGTGCTACTAGCTATTCATTGCGTGATGCTGAAATACAATTTTTAGCCGCTAAAGGATATACTACACTCACCATTGAAGACAGGTGGAAAGCTTATTTACTAGCACAAGGTTTTACTGGTGCTGTAGATGATATGATGGTTAAGTTTTGGGATGATGTTGCAGACGTTATTGTTAGCAATTTACTTTTAGAAACAGGCAGTGCTCTTCTTAAAGAAGATGGTGGCTTTATTGTATTGGAGTAATTATGCCTTACATGACTAACGGTAAACGTGATTATAAAAAACAAGCAGCTTACGACAGTAAACCTTCAGTTAAAAAGGATCGTGCTGCCCGTAATAAAGCTCGTCGTGAGTTAATGGCAGAAGGTAAAGTAAGTAAAGGTGATGGTAAAGAAGTAGACCATAAAAAACCTTTAAGTAAAGGTGGTAGTAAAGCACGTAGTAACTTACGTGTTCTTTCTGCTTCTAGTAATCGTAGCTTTGCACGTAAAAAGAATGGAGCTATGAAATGAAAAAAGATAGCAGACTAGAAAAAGCTGGTGTAAGCGGATATAACAAACCTAAACGCACACCTAGCCACCCTACTAAAAGTCACGTAGTTGTGGCTAAAGAAGGTGATAAAATTAAAACAATTCGATTTGGACAGCAAGGCGTATCAGGGAGTCCAAAGAAAAAAGGCGAATCGGAAAGCTATCGTAAGCGCCGTGAGTCTTTTAAAGCACGACATGCTAGTAACATTTCCAAAGGGAAAATGAGTGCAGCATATTGGGCAGATAAGGTTAAATGGTAATGACTGAAAAAGAACTAGTTAAACAAGCGGCAGAGGCAGACTTACTCACGTTTATCAGACTAGTAGCTCCCCATCGTATGCTAGGTGCAGTACATGAGGAACTTTGTAGTTGGTGGGGTCGTGAGGATAGTAAAGATAACCAGTTGGTGTTGCTACCTCGTGACCACCAGAAAAGTGCAATGATTGCTTACAGGGTTGCTTGGTGGATTACTAAGCACCCTGAAACTACTATTTTATACGTATCTGCTACAGCTAACTTAGCTGAAAAGCAGTTAAAAGCTGTAAAAGACATTCTACTTTCTGACATCTATCGTTTCTATTGGCCTGAGATGGTTAACGAAAACGAAGGTAAGCGAGAACGCTGGAGTGTAGATGAAATTAGCGTAGATCATCCTAAGCGTAAAGCAGAGGGTATTCGTGATGCAACAATTAAAGCAGCAGGTATTACTGCTAACGTAACTGGTTTACATTGTAATGTGGCAGTTTTAGATGACGTTGTAGTGCCTGACAATGCTTATACACAAGTTGGTAGAGATGCTGTACGTGCATTCTACTCACAATTATCTTCTATTGAATCTACTGGTGCTAAAGAGTGGGCTGTTGGTACTCGTTACCACCCTGCTGACTTGTACAAAGATATGATGGAGATGACTGAAATCTACTACACAGATGATGATGAGGAAGTAGAGAATGAAGTGTATGAGATATTTGAGCGTGTTGTAGAAACAAATGGCGAGTTCTTATGGCCTAAACAACGGCGTACTGATGGTAAGACGTTTGGTTTTGACCAGAAAGAATTAGCTCGTAAGAAGGCTAAATACCTTGATGTAACACAATTTTACGCACAATACTATAACAACCCTAACGCTGTTGAAACACAACTTATCGACAGAAGTCGTTTTAACTACTACGATAGGGACAAGATTGAGAACTTTAGCGGTAGTTGGTACTTTGGTGATAAGCTTCTCCACGTGTATGCAGCTATGGACTTTGCTTACACCGTCAACAACCATTCCGACTACACGGTTATTGCTGTTGTCGGAGTTGACGAAGATAGTAACTATTACGTGCTAGACATTGACCGATTTAAAACAAATAAAATTAGTGTCATGTATGAGAAAGCTGAGAACGTATATAGAAAGTGGCGATTTAAGCGTATGCGTTGTGATGTGGTTACAGCACAACGACTCATCGTACAACAGTTCAAAGACTATATGCGCGGACAAAACATTGTCTTCACTATTGATGAATACAATCCTCCACGTAACATGAGTAAGGATGAGCGTATTGCAGCTATTCTAGAACCTCGTTATAACAATAATCAGGTATGGCATTACAAAGGTGGTAACTGTCAGATTCTAGAAGAAGAACTCATTATGAACAACCCTGAACATGATGACGTTAAGGATGCATTAGCAGCTTGTGTAGAGATTTGTAAACCACCAGTTACTTCACGTATGTGGGGTAAGAAATCTAATGTGGTAGCTTTTAATTCTAAATTTGGTGGCGTAGCCTACTAAGGAACATTATGAACGAAAATGTACAAGTAAGTTTTAAAGACGACATTTTAGCAAGTAAAATTGCTGACATGTGGACTCGTTGGGATCAAGCACGTGCTGTGTGGAAAGATGACCAACAAGAACTACGTAACTATTTGTTTGCTACAGATACTCGTAAAACTTCCAATAGCAAGCTGCCTTGGAAAAACTCTACAGTAACTCCTAAACTAACTCAGATTCGGGACAACTTACATGCTAACTACATGGCGGCTTTGTTCCCATCTGAGAATTGGTTTTTCTGGGAGTCTACAGATAAAGATAAAGAACTTGCTAAAAAGCGTTATGCCATCGTTAACTACATGAAACAGAAGTTAAAAGCATCTAACTTCCAGCTTCTTGTTTCTCAACTCATTTATGACTACATAGATTTTGGCAACGTAATTGCCACTTATGACTATGTGCGAGACACAATTAGTGACAAAGATGGTAATGTTGTACAGCGTTATGTTGGCCCTAAAGCATACCGTATTAATCCTACTGACTTAGTATTTAACCCACTATCTGAAACATTTGAGCGTACTCCAGTAGTGCGCCGTATGCTTAAGTCAATTGGTGACTTACTAACAGACGTAGAAACGAAACCTGCTTTAAACTACAGCAAAGCTGTCGTAGACAAAGCATTGTCATTCCGTCAAAATTTCCGTGATGATCCAGAGTTCAAAAAAGAATTGAATATGGCTATTGATGGTTTTGGCAGTGTTGATGAATACTTGGATAGTGACATGGTTGAGTTGCTAGAGTTCTGGGGTGACATTTATGACCCAGATACAAAGACTCTACTACGTAATCAACTCATCACTGTTATTGACCGTAAGTGGATTCTACGTAAGCAACCTAATCCTATGTGGACTGGTAGCAAGCCTATGTTCCATTGTGGATGGCGTTTACGTACTGACAACCTATGGGCACAAGGCCCACTAGACCAACTTGTTGGTATGCAATATCGAATTGACCACCTAGAAAACCTAAAAGCTGACGTATTTGACCTTATTGCGTATCCAGTTATGAAGGTTAAAGGCTCTACTGTAGAAGAGTTTGAATATGAACCCGGTGCTACAGTGTTTGTTGGTGATGAAGGTGATTTAGAGTTCTTACGACCTGATGCCACTGCACTACAAGCTGACCTACAGATTAACGAGTTGATGAACCGTATGGAGGAACTAGCTGGTGCTCCTAAACAGGCTATGGGTATCCGTACTCCCGGTGAAAAGACTAAGTATGAAGTACAGAGTTTAGAGAATGCTGCTGGTCGTATTTTCCAGAGCAAGGTTAGCTGGTTTGAACGTAACATTCTAGAGCCACTACTAAACGGTATGCTTGCTGAATCCATCCGTAATTTTGAGGGCGTAGAGCGCATTCGGACTGTGGATGAGGACTACGGTACAGAAAGCTTCGTTGAGGTCACCAAGGACGATTTAATGGCTGCTGGCAAGCTATATCCGATAGGTGCTCGTCACTTTGCTGACCAAGCTCGTTTTGTACAGGAACTTGCACAAACTGTACAGGCTGTACAAGCAATTCCTACGGTAGCTGCACACATCTCTGGTAAGGCAATTGCCAAGGCTTTAGAAGAAAACTTAGGTTGGCAAAACTACCGTATTGTTCAAGACAATGCTATGATTTTTGAACAAGCTGAAACACAACGACTTATGAACCAAGTTGCCGAAGATGTACAAACTGAGGCAACAATTAACCCCGAAGGTGCAATGCCTGAAGGGGTTGACAACCAACAACAAATGATGTAATATAATATATATATAGTAGTATATAATATATAATTAATATAATAGTTATATATAGTATATTATTATATATATAATATA